CGGGCCTACATTACTCCAACTAATAACATCGTAAATCTTCCGGATTCCGATATTAAGCATATCTGCAATAGTCTTTCCAAGTCCTTCCCAGTCATGGTTGAGAAAAGCTTTACGGATTTTTTCGGCCCATTTATTGATAGGGGTTTCTTCTTTGTTCAGAGCATCGTCTATCTGGTTTGTGATTCCGCCAAGACCCAATGAAGGCGTTGTGCCGGTTCCAGTTTTACCCTTTCCGGTACCAGGTGTTGAACCAGATGAACTAGAATTATCTGTGAGCTGATTCAGTTCGTCAAACGGAAGAACAGAAAGAGCTTTTTTCAGAGCTTTTGCTGACGAAGTAGCATCGTCCAGTCCAGAAGCTGCTGCATCTCCGGCATCCTGTAATCCGCTAAGGTCTGCTGAGGAATCTTCCAGTCCGGCAAGATCGTTTACGACCCCGCTTGTGGATCCCTTGATTTTTTTGCCCATCAGAACGTACATAAAGTTGCGGAATGTTTCCGCAGCCTGCATAAGTTTTGACATCAAGGCATTAAGAGCTTGGATTCCCGGAAGAACTGCTGCGATTAGTCCTTGCCCTATTACGGATGACAGTGATTGAATATTCAATGTGAGGAGACGTACTTGGTTGGCGTAGGAACCGGCTGTTCTGGCGAAGTCTCCCTGCTGCGCACTTGTAACTGACATGATGTAGTTATAACGCAGCATTGTTTTCTGCGCCTGTGTCATGGAATTGTAAGCTGTCGTAATACCTTGCGACAACGCATATTCCTGAAGGTTGGCGACTGAAAGATTTATTCCAAGTTGCTTTAAAGGCTCGATTTCACCCGAAATGCCCGCCCTGATTTTGTAGAAGGCGGTATCAGTATCAATGTTGTAAAAAGATGCCAAATCTCCGGCTAATCCCGCAAGAGTTGTTGACATCTTCGCAGCGGATTCCTGCGCCACGCCAGAAGCATTCAGCATCGCCATCATGGTTCCGGAGTAGTTCTTTGCTGCCAGTTCCGATAATCCAAACTGTTTTGTCGCCGTAGATGCAAACTTGTATGCCTGATCTGCCATGCTTCCAAAAGCAACATCTACAACGTTCTCGACCTCAGCGATATCAGAACCAATCTCAAGGATTCCTTTTCCACCCATGGCTTCGCTGAATTTGTTCATTACAGCTGAAGCCGCTTTGAATCCAAGGACGGTCTTAATAAAAGAACCCACATTGAAAGATGCTGTTTTCAGTCCGCTACTCCTATTGACTAGACTAGAGATTCCGGCTGCCAGAAATCCCAGTCCGCTCTTTGCTTTTGTTGCTACTCCACCAAGTAACGAAGAAAGCCCTGAACCGATAGAGGAAAGCTTGTTAAAGGAATTGACCACAGTGTTTGTGGCAGTCCCTACTTTTCCGCCGGCCGCCGCCAACTGCCCGAGGGCTTCGGTCATTCTCAGTGTATTCTCACTGATTCGTGGAGCATCCTGCATGGCGGTAAAGAACTTCTTTACTTCTGTGGCTAGATTTCCTAATTGCGATGCAGTTTTACCGGTTTTGTCACCTGCATTCGCTAACCGTGAAATGGATTGCACAAACATGTTTATGGATTCTGAGGGCTTTATTGTAAACAGCATACCATTAACAACTTTTCTCAAACTCTTTCCGAGTTTTTTTAAGCCTTCTGCTGACTGGTCTACTTTTCCGCCAGCATTAGCAAGTCGTGCCAGTGAACCTACAAACCGGTTGACACTGGAAGAAACGTCCCTAATATCGTTTAAACTATCGATGCTCTTGATGATTTCTCCCATCTTTGAAGTGTCAAAGCTACTCATATCTGCCGCCGCAAGCCTACTTAAGGAATTGATAACATTCGTGATTTTTGAATCCTTGAAGTTCATTCCGTTAAGAGCGTTCATGGTACTGGCGATTTTTTCAACACCGGTTATTGCGGGTTGCATCTTCGCAGCATCAATTTCTTGAAATTTTTGAATAGCGTTTACTGCTGACTTGACGTTTTTTGTATCAATCTTTGGAATTGAAACATTGGAAGCACCTTTTAAAGAACTTAATCCGGCAGCCAGATTCTGCAAAGATTTCGTACTCGCTCCAAGCGTCGTAAAGTCAACTTTTGACAAGCTCCGAAGCTGACCGGTTAATCCAGATAAGTCCGGAACGCTAACTTTTGTTTTGTTTAATGTCTGTAAAGCCGCTGATACTTTCACGAGCGTAATTTCTAAGCCCGCCGGTATTGACTTTTCCCAGAGCTGTGTCAACATCCTTTAACTTTTTAGCCAGATTCCCGAGGGACTTTGCTGCATTTCTGGTGCTACTATTTATTTGTATATCAAGGGTATCAATGGTATTATCAGCCATAAAAACACCTCCTTTTAATCAAAAAAATAAGGGCAGGCAAGACTTTTTATTCATCCTGCCTGCCCTTTTCATTTCCTATTTCGGCGATATTTGCATTTGCCTTTTTTATCAGAAGTTCGTAATAACGTTCTTCCTGCTTCAATTCAGCTTCAGACCGTTTCGGAACATCTGTTTTTTCTTCAATCTGTGGTTTCTTTGTTTTTTCTGTGATTGGTTTGTCTGGATATTTCACTTTGCCAGAAAGCGCACTTGATACCGCAGATTTCACATATAAGCCGGAAAGCCATGACTGATATTCAATCAGTTTTACCTGAGTTTCTATCTCATCACGTTTACCTTTCTCGTACTCACGTATCCTTACTTGAAGGTCACGTATGGTACTTCTGAGAAATTCTTTCCGGCTCATTCCGATGCGAACTGCCGCCGGATATAACTCTGTCCAGATTATTTCGCTGTAACTTTTTTCTGGTGATCTGTCGGTTTCTTCGGAGTTTTCTTCGGTTTGGCTGCTACGTTCAGATCGTCCATGAACGTCTCCAGACCGGTCAGTTTGAAAAAACCATCTTCCTCCATCTGTTCAAGACACATGGCAAAGATACCGTAAAAGTTACCCTGCTCATCGTCCTTATGTTCCTGAATAAATTGTGCTGCAAGTTTCTTCGCAGTTGCAAGATTCGGAACAGAACCGTCTGCATCCGGGTTGTCCCCATGATATTGAAGAAGTCCTGCATAAAACACGGTTAATGCTGTGTTCGGAATATTTGCCATGCCGGAAATCATTTCTTCCGGCGTTTTATCCACACCACCGCTTGTTGCCAGAAGTGTATTCATTACACTTTTAACGCAATCATCATAAAGAGATGCTTCGATGCTGTATTCCAGTTTATACTCTTTGTTACCAATCTTTAAAAGTTTATACATAATATCGTTTCCTCCCAGTTAGATATGTTTGTTATTCGCCTTCGGTTGGCTTAACCGCTGTGTCCGGGCCGACGTACTCATTGATAGTCAGGGACATGTCAACAGTAAGAAGACCGTTCTGGTCTCTTGCCGGTTTAGGGATGATAGTCGGCGGCTCGATCTTAGTGAAAAACGCTTTCTGAAGAGCCGGATAATATTCCTCGTACCACATAGACAGACCACTTGCATGAGCTGTTTTGTAAGCGGTGATAAGATCTTCCCACTCTTTGATTGTTTCGTCCGTAACGTTTACAGTTACATTGAACGTACCACCGGTTGAACCACGACCTGCGATAGTTCTCTCAATTTCATCTTCGAGCGCAGATGCGTCAATAGTCTCAACGTCGATAGCGATTTCATCAGAAGCATTTATTCTGTGAAGCATAGTGAATTTTGTTGGTTTTGTTCCCGCTACTGTCTCTACTGCATAACCGGTAAGAGCACCAACGGTACTAATTCCTGCGATGTTTCCTGATGCCATAGTGGCTCCTTTCCGCCTTTCGGCTATAAATTATTTCAATAAAAAAAGAGCCTTAATGGCTCTGACACGTAACCCTGTGCCTGGGAGATAAAAGGATCACCGCCCTTCTACTCTTCTTTGCCTACTTGTTTAATGACCTGATTCACATAAGTACTCAGTCCTGCGACAAGAATACCTTGTGTGATTGCGGTAAAAACTGCCATTGCAATTTCCTGACCGCCTGTGACTGTAGATGTAGCGAAAACATAGATTCCGCAGACAACTACGCCCAGAAGTCCGAGGATTCCAGGAATGTATTTGTCAGCTACGGTTTCAGCCTGTTTGAGGAATACTCCTACAAAATACAGGACTACAGCTACAACCAGAAGTTCTGGTTTCACATAGTTCATGATCTGATCCGTTCTATCTCACCCCTTTCATTCGCCAAGCAACTGCCCGGTATAAATTCTTGTGTATCGGCTAACAAGCCGTTTGATACTATCATCAGCGTTTCCCATGAGTTCGGGTCCGTAGGTTCTACGAAAGCCCATGCCAACCATAGACTGATGACTTTTTTCGTCAATCTGATATACTTTTGCAAGCGGATCTGTGCCTGTGGCAAAGCACTCAATCTGGACAGTCGGAACCGTGGCGCATTCGTCACCTTCAAGGTCTCCTTCTGTTAGGATGTTTCCCAACATATAAAGTCTTGCGTAGGTTTTCTTTCCAGGCGCAAGAGTTTGACTTCTATCCATTGAAAAGTTCCCTTCGCCAACTACAGGCTCAATAGCTTTATTCCAACGTTCATATATCTCAGATATTGGATTTTTTAATATTTCCGGCATTTAATCACCCTGTCTGTTCGATTATGTTTTGGCATGAAAAAAGCACCTACCTTTCTGGTAGATGCTTCGCATCTTAATTGTACAAAATATGTGTCATATGATTCCATATTTTAGTATAGGATATTCAATTTCCGAACACTTCTTTTGCAATGTGGCGTATCTGAATAATGATAGCTTCTTCCGCATGGTACATCGGCATGTACGCCCTGTTACCATAAGAATGATGCTTTCGTCCACTTTCATCCACATACCACCATCCGTTTGGGTCGTAAGCATGTTTTTGGTCTGGGTAAGTACCAACACCATAATCAGCACCGGACGGTAATGGATAACTGTCCGTTCCGTAAGAAATACCGGCGCTAAACTCGATAAAAAGAACCTTGTCCCCAGAAAGCCGAACTGCTGCGCCAACGATATCGCCATGTTCGTTGTTGATAACTTCCGTGTAGTAAGAACCTTTTTCTTCAGACGGAATAGATTCCATTGTTGTCTGAATAACCTGTATCCCCTCTTGAGCCAGCTTGTCAACAAAAATCTGGTTCTTCCTTTGAATGTCTTTCCTGTATGCTTCCAACTGCTGAATCGCAGACCGTAAAGAACTATGGTTTAAACTGCATCGGATTATTTTTCTACTCATTGTTGCCACCGATTTTCGATATTCCATATCGGGCAACTTGTCCTTTTTGAGTATCAAGGGTTCTCTTAAGCCTGTAGTCTGGGAGAACAGTCGGGCTATTATCTTCATCGAGAATTAATGACCCATCTTCCCCGACTTCTGGCACGACATCAATCCACAAGACGTTGCCTTCTTTTGGCTGAAATGTTCGGTCAAAAACCGTAATGTACCGGTCGTAGTCAGGAACGATTCCGGCAGACAGTTCTTCTGGTGTACCGGCTGTTGCTGATACTGAAATGTTCTTCTTTTGCGGATTTGAATAGACAAGAAGTTTATCCATTCCATTGTTTTTTTCTTTTACTGTTGAAATCCATATGGATTGTTTCTGGCGAAGTCTACCTCTCATATATGCATCCTCCATTGACAGAAATTAATTTTCGTGTTATTCTTATGCAGAAATCAGGGAACAACGTACGCCCAGATTTCATAATCTTCCAGTCCCCAGTTCCTCAGTTCTGGGGATTTTTTAATTTAAAATAAATTAATTAAATAGTAACCGGCTGACCGACTCAACGAAACTACTTGAAACGCCAACCGAGTATATAGAGAACATCAGCGATAGTGATTACGCATCGTGCTTCCGCAACGGTAAGATAGTAACTTTAGTCCTTAATATCAAAGTATTAAGGCCTTTATCTTCATTTAACACTTACTTGACTTTGCCCAAACAATATATACCATCTTCTGTAATGTTTGCGCCTGTCATGGCACTCAACACAGGTATACGAATAGGAACATCTGGTGAGGTTATGCCATGTGCGGACATTGGCGCGGGTGCGTACATTCAAACTACTATATCCTACGTTATAAAATAGTAACCGGCAGGCCGGGTTGAGCGAGTTAGTTACCATTCCAGCAAATAGTATGTTAAAGATTGATATAACCTTCAAAAAACCATTTTCAAAAATCCCTACTGTTCTATGTTGCATCCGAAGTGGTTCGGAAATGTATAAATACGGAAGTGTTAGCGCTTTTGTTGATTTCAACTCAATAACTACAACAGGATTTACCGCAAAAATAGCGAACAATTCTGATGTTAATGTATCACCAAATGTTTCCTGGATAGCAGTTATATAAAATAGTAAGACGCCATCAAAAAACGTAAATTCTTTGGAAAACTACATAAAAAACGCTCCCATAGGTGTGAGTTTTTGTGATTGTCAAAATGCCGACGATAATCCCTTCAAAGGTAATATGTCAATATGTATGACATTTGTTAATGATGATCACAGTTGGGGAGTACAGTATCTTTTTGTATATAAGGACATTCGTTACCGTACGATGAGTACTGGTGCTGTGGACGAATGGAAGCAAATAGCATAGAAATTCTCGTCTTCCCATTTAATTCATTAAGAAAGCATCTATCTTACGCCACTTTTTCCAGTAAATACGGAACAAAATGTATTGCTTCATCCCCTACAATCTCATATGCGATTTCGAAAATTTGTCTCGCTTTGTCAGCAATTAGATTAGCAATCAATTCTTCTACTTCCACCCAATTCTCACGCGGTACAAGTCTATGTAGTTCTTTAAGAAATCCGCTCGAAAACATCATTGCATGGCTTAACTCATGTAGAACTACCCTTGTGAGAAAATCACCCGAAATAGCATCAGAAATCCAAACAGTTCTTGTATTTCCGTCCGTCACAGCGCAGGTCATAGTGCCAGTACGGTCAATCAGCACCGGATTCTGCGGGTAAGTAAACCGGACTTTCCATCTTTCACCATTCATGTAAAATTGTCTTAGCATAAAACCACCGCCTCCATAACCAAAAAGCCCCTGCTACACTCCTGTAACAAGGGCTTAATCTTATCTTGTTTTCAGTTCATCTGTTGAAGAAGCTTAGTCAAATCAGTTTTCATCTGTTGTCTAAGGGTTGCGTCTGCATCCGACCACATCTCAGACATGGTACGGATAACATCCTGCGTGTACTCCTTCATCGAACTGTCCATCTTCTGTTTTGAATCTGCATCTTTGGAATCATGGTAATGTCTGCGATTCTCGCTGTATCTGTCATAGGCTTCACCATATCTGGACTGCTTGTGGTTCATTCCATCCATTCTCATATCACTACGATCCGGATGATATCCCATGCGGTACATTTTCTGTTCAAACTCTGGATTGTTCAGATACTCGTCCATCCAGTCATCATCTTCCATGTACAGATATGGCTTGTATCCCATGCGGCTTCCTCTGCCCTTTGGGGCAAATCTGCCATTGGAATAACGATACCTGTCATATCCCATGCGCCCAAGATACTTTTCTTCCTGTTCGCATTCATCCATAGCTTCTACGATTCTGTAATCTTTATCTGCACAAATCGCGCACTTTACAGCTTCCATGCAGTCCTTCAGATCGTCCCAGTCTTGAGCACTGAGATTATCGAATCCATGTGTCTTGGCTTTTTCCATAGCCCATTTTCCCATTTCCATTGCAACTTTATGCATTACAGTGCCCCCTTTCTAACAGCCTGTGTAACAGGTGTATCTGCTGTTGGGGCTGTACCATTAATTGCTGTCAAATTGTTACTCGGACTACAAGCCGGATTCCCTAACATCTTGAATACTCCACCGGTTGCATTTGTGGCTACTCTGGTTGCGTACTTCGTTCTGGTTCTTACGCCACAAGCCGTAACCTGTGCACAGCAACGATTCTGTAATGGATACAGGGTTGTTCCCGTTCCTATCTGAATCACCACCGGAGCGTTAATCGTAGTGGTTTCTGGTATGCTCTGTGCAATCACAATGCAATATTTTTCACCGTTGTTATAACTACCTGCCGGAAGTGTAATCACAAGATTACCACCAGTAAACGCAACAGCTTGGCTTATCACAAGACGATTGCAGAGTTTACAAACGTTTTTACAACTCATACTTCTACCTCTCAATCAGATAAGAGGTGAGCCGCAACCCACCTCTTAGAATTAGTCAACCTCTAAGGGTGAGTTACTTAGCAGCAACCGTTGCTGTATCCGTTGCACCCACCGTAGTAGGTGTTTGGATTTGGAACAACGTATGCCGGAACAGCCGCCGGATTGATTGCATTAATTAACTGCTGTGTCTGAGTTGCCATTGCAGTTGTAAGAAGTGCGCTCTGGCGATCCTGAGAAGCAGCACGTTTCAGATCAGAGTTCTCTGCCTGTAATGTTGCAAGCTTATCATTCGTCAAGAAATCAAGAATTGCTCTTGTGTTGCTGTTCTGATTGTCCAGAAGGTCTCTGGTGTTGTTGTTCATTGTGTTCTGAAGAGCACAAGTGTTGGTTGCCAGGTTGTAGTTGATACCCTGGATAGCTTCCCTTGTTTCACAACAGCAGTTTGCTAACTGAGACTGTAATGCATTGGTATTCTGCATACCGGCTACAGTATCAGCATTGATCGCCTGCTGAACGCCATTGAAGCCCTGAAGCATTCCAACGTTCATGCCGTTGAAACCACTCTGCATGGTATTGTTGAGTGCATATGTGCTGTCACAGATACCCTGCTGAATACCTCTGATACCGTTCTGGATATCGTTAAGAGCGAAGCCCTCGTTGATATCGGCACGTGTAGCCCATCCTTGGAAGCCGGAACCGTTCGCACCATTACCGCCGAAGCCACCGCCCCAGCCGCCGAAACCTCCCCATCCAAAGATTGCGAAGATCAGTACGAGCCAAATAAGTGAAAAACCATCGCCGCCCCACATGTCATTGGCACGGTTATTAGAGCCTGTAGCAGCTGCAATGTCGCTAAGACTGTAATTAGAACCATTCATCATGTTTTTAGTCTCCTTAAATATTATTTACAATAGGAGACATCCGCGGCTGATCTCCCAAATTGTAGCGATTTTAAATCACCCAATCATGGGGAAGTGTTATAATCCAAGGAATTTCTGGATAATTCCATCTGGCGATAAGTGCTTTTCGTTAAATACATTTTGCTGTATTTGATGCAACTGATCTGTATCACCTTTTTTATACAAATCCAAAGCATTTTTCAATGTTGGATTATTTCCTGCAAATTTACTCATATCGTTCATCATGTTATCAACGCTTCCGAACCTCTGAGAAATCATTCTTTCAACTTGTTTTTGCATCATAGCATTTGGATTGAAATTCATCTCTGTTTTCCTCCGTTCTGCTGCTTGGCTTCCGGTGTTACCGACATTTGTGTCGGTAGCAAATCTTTTATTCCAGAAATCTCAGAACAAACATCGTTCCGAAGCTGATTAAACATAGCTTCTATGTCAATCGGTTTTTCTTCGGGCTTTGGTTGCTGCTGTTCGTCTGGATCCATAATCCGGTAAACAAAAATTCTGCTTCTTCCGTCTGCCTGTAGTTGCTTTTTGTATATTTCTGTGCCGTCTGTTTTTGGATAATAGACAGGATTTCCGGTCATATCCACATCCTTTGCTTTTACAGTGTCGATTCCGTCAACCATCTGTCCCGGAAGTCCGGAAATCTGTGGCATCTGCTGTACCGGTTGTTGCATTTGTGCCTGCCCATAAGGCATTGTCTGTTGGTAGTTGTTCTGCAACTGTGTCAATCTATCTTGATACGGTTGTACCGGTGTTTGTGGGTATGGATTCAATGGTTGCGGATAATATGGATAAAATGCCATAGTGTGTTCCTCCCATCTCTGTAAGCTTTTCTCTATGCTTACATTATATGAGAGAAACCTAAGTATTTGAACGACACTATTTCGCCATATTTTCGCCATGATACAAAGAAAAGCCCCGATAATACATCGGGGCAACTTTAACAATCTTCTTTTTTACTTTTCGGTTTATGCGGTCAATGGTTCTTGGACTATACCCCATAATCTCTGCTGTTTCAAACAATGTTTTTTCCTCATAAACTCTCAACCGGAAAAATTCTTTTTCTCGGGAATCAAACCCGGATTCGCTTAGATAAAACTTTCTTTCATCTTCTGAAAAGTCTGTATAATTCATAATCCCACCGCCTCCCTTACAAGTGGAATTGCTTATTATGCCGGAAAGATACCGCTTAGTGCAAATCCTACAATAGCCCCGATCACGGCCGTGATAACGCAAACAACAATCGTATCGTAGCGTTTTCCCGGGGCTTCCATGAGGGATTTTAAATTATCATTCATTTCATCCACCGTATCTTTTATGTGCCCGAGATCATTGTTGTAAAGGACAATTTTGGTTTCAAGCGCATTGATACGTTCAAAAAAAATGCCGTCACGTTTAGAGTGTTTCTCTTTCATTTCGTGAACAACTTTTTCCAATTCTTCTAAGCGGTGTTCGTTAAAGCAATTCTGTTCACATCCCATCGCTACTCTCCTTCACTCCCATTACATTTTTTGTACTTCTTCCCACCTCATAATGAAGTACCCCAGCAACGCCTGGGAGGAAATGCGTCACGTTCTCAACCTACTTTTTCTGTCAGATTCCTCTGGCAAAGGGAAAAACGCCGTGATTGACAAATATCTCTGTCTCAGAGTTCCATCCTGCATTTACAGAATTTTCCGAATGAGATGTTTCAAACTCAACTCCCTGTTTCACAAGAAAATAAAGAGCCAAATCAAAAATACAATCATAGCATTTGTCCATATCTTTATTGATGTTTTCTTCCGTATAACTCTCAGGATAATTGCGTTTTTTCTGGAATGACCGAATAGCTCTTTTGACTGCTAAGGGAATCATCCTTGCGGTCAATTCATCGCCTTCCAGATATGTTGTCAGATCGCTTGTAAGCTGTTCGTCCATGCCATTTCACCTACCCTTGCTGTGCTATAATTTCTGATATAATACCAGCCTTGTTTGTGGAAGTCAGGGCATAACCATTGTCACTTGCAAGCTGTCTCAGTTGAGCCACAGTCATACTGGACAGCTCGCTTTCTGTATACTTGTGTGTAACACTTGCTACAGACAGTGACTGGCTGTTTTTATCAAGGCTATGCCCGCTTATTCCCCCTTTGTACCGATAACGATACCGCCGTTGGCTTTCGGTGCTACCGGAATAAACATACCGGATGCTTTTGTCCAAACAGCAACTGGATCCTGTGTAGCCCACATGGAAAGGGTAACAAAAGAACGATTCTCTTCCTGGATGAACTGTCTGTATTCGTTCTCTTCCGGTGTTGGTCCCCAAAGTCCAGTACCAAAAGAACCGCCTGCATCAGCTTCGTAGAGAGTGAACACATCCTCTTTGAAGTATCTTCCGGTCATCAGAGTTCCGTCTGCTTTTCTGTAACGGAATTTCTCATCACAGCGACCAACGGTGATTCCGTACTCCTGCATGAGCAGATTTGCAAGCTCCTGTCTGGTAAGGAGACGTTTATTCGCAGCTCCCAGAACAGCTGTCTGCATAGCTGTGTTGTTTCTCATGTAGTTGATCATCTTCAGAGATGTGACTGCATTTGTTACTACGTATCCGGAATCCTCGGCTACAGTTACCATCTTCTGAATATCGCCCATGATATCCGCATCTGCTGTAGACCAGTTGGTAAGAGCGACCTTTGCAGAACTTGGTACGCCATAATCGATATCCATTTTCACGTTATTTTCATCAATTTTTACCATACCGGTTGAAAGGAATTGGCCCTTCATGATGTTTGCCCTTCCAACAACACCTTCAAACAGGTTTGTCGCATCGTCGAAAACGAAGTTTGTAAGAGTTTCATTATCCGGGACGCCATTTTCAATAGCTTCCTGGAGACGTTCGGACTGATTGATTTTCCTCTTGATAAAGAGCTTTTCAGTCAGAACTTTCTCGAATCCCGGTCTGGAGCCGATTTCTGCTTCGGTATCAAGAGCGTGAACAAATGCTACCTCCGGCAGTCGTTGTCCAGCCATAAGCCTGTAATACTCGGCTTTCCAAAACGGTGTCTTTACATCCGGAAAAATGGTATCGAGGATACCAGGTCTTGCCACAGAAAAATTCTGAGCGAAATTTAATCTTTCTTCTGCTGTGATAGCTTCTAATACATTGTATGGCATATTGGTTATACCTCCTTAAAATACTGGGTCTGTAGTGGTTACAAAAACAATTCCCTGCGCGGTAAGCTCTGTTTTTGCAGTTTCGTCGACTGTAACTGGCAGCCTTTTCTCAAGGACACGTCCTGCTACGATCACGGAAATCGGTCTTTTAGCATCATCTGTCATATCAACATCTTCAAATACGATTCCTTTTGCACCAGTCCCATTTGTCGGATACACGGAACCTGCTTTGATGATTTTTTTATCATTTACTGCCGTTGCATTCGTTGCGTCTGCGGTGTAAGTTTTCAGTACCAGTCCAACCTCGGATTCGAGAATGTTGGGAGTTGACTCATACTGTTTTGTTTTCATAAAAGCCATAATCTAAATCTCCTTTACTTACTTAAAAATTAACCGGTGCGTTATCGTCTGCCGGTTCTGTTTTGGGGTTCATGCGTGCTGAGTAAGCTTTTGCGTACTTAGCTGCCGGACTATCGTTATCATCTTTTTTCTGTCCCTTGTCTGAATTTCCGCCGCCCGGATTCGGAGTATTATCAAGAACTGATTTCTCCCATTCGGATTTTGCGTTATCCAGAGCTGCTTTATTTGCTTCGGAAATTCCATCAACAAAAGTTTTGACTTCCTTCATTACGTCTTCAGGCTTGTCTGCTGGCATAGACGAAAATGCTTTGATAGCGCTTGCATACGTTTCTGTAGAAAGGCCCGCATTAGCGAAAGCAGATGTAATCTCACTGGAAAGTGCTTTCCTGTTGGATTCAGCAAGTGCTTTTTCCAGGTCGGAAATCCTCTTTTCGTTTTCTGCTTTTTCCTTCTGTCGCTCTGCTTCCTGCCTTTCGGCATCCGTCATATTCTGGGCTTTCAAATCATCCAGTTCCTTTTGAAGGTCATCTGCTTTATCAGCTTTTTCTTTCAGAGAAGTGTTTTTTTCTTTCACTTTTTTTGTCTCTGATTCAACAGAATCGAGGTATTTAGTCACCTGTTCTTCAGACGGTTCTTCGATTCCGAAGCCAATAAGTACTTGTTTTGCCTGTTCTCTTGTCATAGAAATCTCCTTTCTTTCAGACCATCACACTTTTTCACACGGTTCGCTCCGCACATGATCTGCACCCGATTTACGCTCACGGGCCGTTGCATTATTTTTGTGTATTAAAAAAGGAACCTTGGATGTTATTCCTTGGTTCCTTTGATAATTGAATTTACGAGTTTTGATTGACAGTTGAAGAATTTACCGTCGAATCAATTCCGGTCGGATTCTGACCATTTTTACCAATCAATAGTTGTGCTTTTTGCATTTCTGTGTCTGGGTCTGCCAGCTCAGGATATACACTTCCCAGGTAAGGCAAACTCATTTCGTATACCTTTTGTGGATCACTAAATAATCCGCAAGTAATCAGCGCAATCAGCGGGTGAATTTTATTCTTAAACAGATAGTCAAGAGCCTGCGCTTTGACAAGCATGTTATCTGTTGGGTTCCTGGTTATCTTTACATCAAAATCTCTTGTTGAAATCGAAATATCCTTTGTGGTCTGTCGAATGATGTTCAGAATGATTCTGGCAGTTGCTTTCTCAGCCTCACGGATAAATGGCTCATCCAGTTTCGCTCTGCGCTCTGCAAAGTCCCATCCGTTTCTGAGGTATACGGCTTGACCGGTATCTCCAGACGATTGTTGCTGCCTATCTGGCATGCCTTCAACAATCAGCATGTTACTGTAGATATCGTCCTTTGCGACTTGGCTTTCTGTCTGATTCAGTTCGGCGGTCATCAGGTCAACATCTGACTGGCAACCATTTCCAGTATCCTTTACAGAGATAGCGCCGAGCTTAATCATTTTCAGAAATTCGCTTTCATCAATCTCGCAGTTCTTAAACTTCATAAGAGCTTGCACGAACTGCTCTACGCCATCCATTCTGTTTGACTGCATGTTGTTCATAGTATCGAACATGGTTATTGCAATTTCGATATCAGAAAGGCGATCGTGGTTATTCGGGTACTCAACTACCGGGATGCCACCAAAACCATTGATGCCGGTTTTTGTAATCTGTCCATTCTGAATCTCAAAATATTGTTTTGCCGAAAAACATAAATAATACTGCTGTTCATTCTCATCTTTAAGAATCTGAACCGAGAGCATCGCTTTTCCGGTCTTCCGGGAATAAACAATGTAACAATCCCCCGGATACGGTATAAAAATCCGAAACGGCGGTAACTCACTGTCCTTTATCCAGTCATCTTCTTTCAGAATCGCTTTGTATGCAGTTCCTACAGCGCTTTGATAAGTCCCTAGTTCGATATTTCTGGCTTCCGCGTTTGCTTCGTCCAGATAGTCATTGAACAGATCTACCTGCTCGTTTGCTTTTTTTGTTGCTTTTTTCTTCTTGCACACATACTGGATAGGTTCGCCATATGTCTGTGATGCTTTGAAGCGGACAACTTCCAGTGCATGGTTCTCGCATACACGATTGTTGATTTCCGGTCGCACCACTTTTTCTCTGTAGAGAATCGGCTGATCTCCTTTGTAGTACCGGTACAAGTAGTCAATCAGTACCCTATTCCGGTTATGAGTACCGATTGTGTCAGAAACAACTTTTCTAACATTTGCTGTTGTAATCTGACTTACACCGGTATAGGCAATTTTGCGGCCAAACTCGCCCCGGCATAAGTCAATGAAATTCATTTTGTTTCTGCCCACTGCCTACACCTCCCATTTTTGGGCATTAAAAAAGCACCGGATTATTCTCCGATGCTCGTTTTACAGGTTACATTATATTATACATAGAACATATGATTCCATATTAAAACATATTAACTTTCAAAATGCTTTTGTTTCCGCAAAGCTTCAATGGCTTTTCCATGGCAGGAACGGATATGCTGTACGGAATATCCCATCTCGTCTGCGACCGTGACCAGATTTTTAAATTCTATGTATCTCTTATGGAGTAAGGATGAATACATGGAGTTTTCCATGTCATTGATATCTCCGGAAACTTTCATTTGCAATTCTGCCAGTTCCTTGACATCAGATGCTATTTCCTGCTGCAACTCAACAATCCTGGTTACAGCATCACCAACACGGTCTTTTCCACCGGAAGTCTGCACTTTATCTCCATTTGAAAAAGAAGATATACTGGTTGCCAAAAGCCTTAAGCGGTATTCTTCCTGTATCTTATTCTGGATTCTTCTTTCAGAATCTTGTACTTGTTCGAGATATTGTCGTGTATTCATCTCATTCTCCCTCCCCATAATGGATTCTGCATTGCTGTCGCTTTACCGCCTAATGGATTTTGTGTGTACTCAGCCATCATAGCCAAAGAATCGATTCCGTCATCATGTGGTACTTTTGCCCTAGTGGTGTACGTAGTTACATTAGCCATAAACAATCCGTAATCAGACTTTGCTTTGTACTGACTTGGATGCAGAAAATAAAAATGTTTTGCTATATAGTCCGAATTTACGAGAATCTTTGTTTCTTTATTTGCCGACGTTGGTTTTGTCTCAATTTCAGCTCTGCACTTTCCAGTAATCATTTTCTGAATATTGTGTGCCACGCGGTTTCCGACATTATTTGATTCGAAACGAATCTTATGTGGGTTATGTCTTATCAAAATATCTGCTGTCTTTCTATCCAAAATGTCATAGTCTGTAGTGTCATCAAACACCACATCAGGAAAGAAAAATTTATCTCCGTATTGGTATGCAATCGGTAATGATTCGAAGTCAGTTCCTTTATCTTTTGTATCGCATACCGCCCATATTGCATCTGCATCTTTATCTGGAATGATGATGTATTCATCCGCGCATCCATCCGGCACGTCTTCTTCACTGAAAAAGAATCGTTTTAATTTATCCGGTGGTAATAATAATCCCTCACGTTCTACCGGTTGTTGCTGATAAAGACAGTTGTAAGAAATTTCATCCATGGCTTCCTTAGCATCATTGAAATATTTTTCGGAGAATCCATTTACCGTAAACAGAAAATTGCTCTTTCCATTTTCATCAAGTGCTGGCACTGCAATAAACCTTGCCCGTGGGTTTCCGGCATACAGTTGTTGCAGTTTTCCAATAGGGTCATGTACTGACCATCTGGTGGCAATATAAAACTCTTTGCATCCCTCAAGTCTACGGGAGCGCAAGTCATTTACCACTTTTGTCCATAAGGTATCAAGTCGGTTCTTATTCAAAGCTTCTTCAATACCAGACACAAGGTCATCGGCAGTAAGAAATCTATTACATCTAGTGGCACCAGTCAAAGAACCATCAATAGAACGAAATGTCCATGTCTTAAATCGTCCGTTTCTTTCGAGATTGACTGTAGTTTCCTTTGCGTTTGTTCCTTGAATTTCTACGTTCGGGAACATTTCATGCCACGTGTATTCCACGGGATCATTGATAATTTCCAGAACGCCATCATAAAGGGAACGTGTCAAAATGCTACTGTGTGCTGAAGACAGGTTAAAGTCATTCGGGAACCATCCGCCTACCAATGATAAAAAGAAATCTTCCAGAGTACTCTTGCCACAACCCGGAGGTACGCTTAATGCAAATATATCTAATTTGTCATCCATCAGGTCTTGCAGTGACCCTATGATGTTATGCTGTAAGAACACATTTCTTCGTGGTTCGTAGAATCGCTCTTTCGGGATTCGGTTCTTTTCAAGGTAAAGGAGTCCGCTGTCAACCTGATAGTTCTGTCCTTCCAACAGCAAATACTGCCAGTAGATATCATCAAAATTACCGCTTCCCGTCAGTGCAGCTTGTCTTGCGGCTACGTTATGGGCATACTTACTTACTTTTATTGCCATTTGCTGTGCTTCTAAATTCTCCGTAAACGGCAAATCAATGTTCATGTTTAACAACAGATCAAGGCAGTCTTTCTGATTCTGGTAAACAGACATATCTCCGCTGATGATTCGATTTAAGACTGCCCTGTACCACTCAATCGAGCCTTCTGTAATATTTCCGGACATAAAAATAGAGCCAGGCCTCCTTTCTTTTAGGATTTAGTCTGGCTCTCACGTGGCTCTCTGACTAATTTATTTATTTTTCTTTTTTAATTTCAAGTATTTTCTATATTTGCGACTGTATTTCCGAAGAATCAAATCAAGCATGATACTATTTGTTTGTTCTGTGTTTTCTGACATAGTTGTGAGATACGGATAATCTTCTCTATCATCTACTAATGTCTTGAAAATTAAGTCTAAGGCAAACTGAGCGCTGATAGGTGGGTCGCACAGTTCAAAGTCTTTATCCTTGTACCACTCATCAATCTTCTTTTGAAATCCATCAAAGGATATTTCTTCATTCCATATCATTTGCTCACCTCACAATGCTTCTAAACGAATCCCACCACTCGTCTTTTTTATTTATATCTTCTACTCGCTCAAACATGAATTTAAGTTTATAGATTCCAGATCCTGTTGTAGCTAAGTCGATATGCACGAGTTTGAATTTTCTTTTAAGATATCCAATTTCAAGAATGCATTCTTCTGGAAGTTCAGTGTAATTCATGACGCATTCTACCAAAACAATTCGTTTATCTTCTTCATGATGTATTTCAATGTCTGCCAGTGCATTAATGATTTCTTCATCAATAATCTTAACGGGATAATTCACTGCACCATATTTCATATATTCACCTCAGTCTGGAATCCCTAATTGTTTGTAAGTAAATACCGCTGTATACTTCTTCCCACACTTGCAGCAAGTTTCCGTAATGGTACAGGTCTTTTCTTTATCGTCGCACTCTGAAATAGCTGAATCCCGGAATCTACATCCGCCTGTCAGAATACATTTAATTCGTTTTATGTTCATACATTGACCTCAAACTCTTTCTTGCAGTTGCTACCCTTGCATTTCAATTTAAGATGCTGAATTTTTGTTTCTGGGCTAATGAGAAGTGCTTTCTTCTCGCAAAAAGGGCAACAATACCACAGTTTGCCATTGATGTTCTTTATTAATGTCCGTCCGTCCCACGGCTCTGGTGGGTTCATTACCTGAGAGAAATCTATCCCCTCAGATTCAAATGCTGATTTAATGCTCATCTATATTTCCTCACTCCTCTTCGTCCTGCAACTCTGCGTATCATCGGAATTCCATGATTTTTTCTGAAATTATTTCGATTTATTTTATTCGGTGCAACTATTGTCCAAAATAATCTCTTCTTAGTATTTGAATTCATTTTAAAGTTCATAGAGAATGATTTGTCTTCGCTGAAATTCTGCAAATTATCATTCTGATCAGACTCAATGCTTTTTGAAATGTCTGCTATTCTGGTAAACGGACAGTACTCGCCATCTGTTTTTTTAAGAAAATACTGTTTTTCATCTTTCTCTTCCATATCAACTCACCCCGTGAATTTTTCTTAGATTTGCATATCGGTCAACCATTACATCCAATGCGGTCTGAAGCTGGTTAATTGTAATACAATCGAACTGGTGCTGATCTTCATACATTTTTAAGCTTGCAGCAAAATCTGTCTCCTTTTTATCTGGCTGCGCATCGTTAATTAATTCAGGTTCTCCATACATCATCATCACATCACAATCTCTTTCCAGCTCAATCTGGTGTTCTTGTAAATCCAAAATTTCATGCTGTCTTTTCTCACATTCTTCAGACAGTCGGACAACTTCCTTCTTCAGCTGATCTACCGTCCAGTTCTTCATATCTTCAATCCTCATGGCAATCCTCCCTCAAATCTTGGTAAACATTTCCATATCGTAATTGTTGCGGATATGATCCACACATTCACTGAGTTTTTCTTTTAAGATTGGGTCTTTTGCAATGTCCGGATGTATTGAGTATAGTGTGCAACTATCTTTTTCACCGTATTTCTGGAATTTCTTCCAGTCAAATGTCATTACGAACAACGGAATTGCTTTGAGATTTTTGGTCTTGTATCTTATGTATAGATTAAAAAATTTATTAAACATGGAAATCTCCCCCTTCAATTATACTGCCTTTCCTCCCTGTGCTTCATCTGGCACTTGATCATCTTTGCTATGTTCTCACGTTCCTGTTTTATTCCATGCCCCTGACGGAACAATTCGCATTCAAGGATATTTCCGCAATGGGAACATTCGTCTTTGATTTCTTTACCTGCTATTCGCATTTCCATCCATCCTGCACCATTCTAGGCTCATATCTTTTCTCAGTGTATCCTTCACCGTTGCATAAGTCGCAAGTGACTTCTACTTCTTTGTAATCATCGCAACACTCCCAGTATTGTGCACGATTTACTCTTTTGACAATAGTTCCACTTCCACCACACTTCGGGCATCTGTGAATTTTATTTCCTTGTATTCGGTTTACAAGTTCATCAAGAGTTGTTTCTCCGCCGTATGTATTTCTCAAACATATCATTTCATGAATTTTCATTCTTTACTCCCTCCCAACATTCAAAGCTATCACCAAGTAACCTTTTTCTATAAAATAAAAAAATCCGGTGGGTGGACTTGAACCACGCATTGTCACCCAACGTGAACCACCGGAACCAATCAGAAGGTAAATTTGAGCATTTTGGAAATGCTTTCCGGTAATGGCAATTTACCGGAAACGGAATGGCAGGAATCGAACCTGCGACCTCACCGCTTTTGTAGTGTACTCTACCACTGAGCTACATTCCATGCCGCTTACCACGGCTGATCACCTCGGTAAATGAATGAGATGATTTCCATTTGCACAACATATGATAATGTTTTTCGTACTGTCCAGCAGTTACCAGGATAAACATCAACCTTTTCCCATGGGTTTAATCCGCTTGAACCATAGACCGCCTGTGCACTGACAGTATAGAACGAACGAATTAATTGCAGGAGACGGATTTGAACCGCCGTTCTCAAGGATATGAGCCTTGTGAGATTCCACTTCTCCATCCTGCCTTAACCCGGATTGTACCGGGTTAGCAATAGGTTTATCGTGTTATGCTTTCCACTAGACTGTTTTCATCCGTGCCAGTCCCACGGAGTTGTTTCGGAGGATTATTTCTGAAATGCCTCTTGAAAACTCCCTGTCGTCAGCGTGCACTCATTGGCGACATATTCAACTCAGAGACAGAACCGAACGGGAAGTTGTCTTTTCACTCCGGCTACGCCGTTACGTACCTTCTGAAAAACAACCCACATACACACATTCGGCAGTTTTTTCTATCCATAAAACGGATGGACAGCTTTGGGAGAAATGGAAGCTCTGGGATTCGAACCCAGGACCGACCGGTTATGAGCCGGTTGCTCTGACCAACTGAGCTAAGCTTCCTGAGTAGCAAAAAGATACAGGGTCGCTGCGATATCTGTCTTTTTACTACTGTTGCAGTTCTTGACCACCAGCTGCAACAAAGGTAAACCATAGAAGAAATTAATCTTGCCAACTAAGGCAAAGCCACCCGGAACATTTGACAGTTCCTTTAATCATCACCGTTGTGATAGGTGGCAAAGGGAAAAAGAAAATCCAACCTGCATCAGAGGAAAGGCGAAATCCGATGCAGAGCGGCGCATGTGGGATTCGAACCCACGAATAGCGGAGTCAAAGTCCGTTGCGTTGCCACTTCGCCAATGCGCTATGTTGCGGCAGTCGCTCAACCCTGCCGCATGTGATATACTTCAAAAAAACACCATTGATATATTTATGTTTTTCCTGGAACGCCTGTATCAGTCGTAACTCATTTGGAGGAAATTTGGTTTTGGATATCTATTTCATTATTATAAATCCGTACTGATACAGGCTATCTAGGGATTTCGTGCCTCGTCCTGTCCGCATTGAATCTTCCTCCAAGATCATGCGGCGAGGGCTGTACCTTTTCTTTTATTATTTTAATCCGTTCTACCAATATCAACGGAATTAAAACCATTGGAAATGCCAGTAACATTTATTTCACCTCACAGGGATGTCAAAAATAAAATCACGCTTATTCCGGTTCCAATAAGAATCATCGAACAAGCGGCAGATTCCCATTTGTTTTTACTGTTATTTGTCACGATTTCGGAACTCGCTGAAACAAACATCAGAACATTGATAGCAAGTGCGATTATCGTAAATATCGTTCTCATCGTTCCTCTCCTATGACAAAATCGAGTATTTTTTCTGCAATTTCATCATCTGTTTCAGATGGTAAACCATCTACGTTATAGGCTTTCATTGCTGATTTAAGGCTCGACTTGAAACCTTGGTATATTTCTCCATGTTGAAGTAATTCGTGCCTTAAAACTGAAATTGCATCAGTAATTGATTGAGAACTAACACTAATACGTGCCAGACCTTTCATTTCAATATCCGGTGTTGCCATTAATTCAAGATTAAATATCGGAACTTCATTAACCGCAACATGAAAATCTACTGATTTCACTCTTGGAATCGGTTTTCCGTCAATAAAACATTCGGTTCCTCTCCAGTCATACGGATTCTGATTTACAATCTTCACAATAGACATTTTCAAATCCCCTTTCCTGTGCGTTACAGTACACCAGAAGGTGCTCTGCGATTTCCTGAAGTTGAACCGGATCGTATTTCGGAATCACAACCAATTTGCCTTCAAGCATCGGAGACAGTGCTGGGAACGCCGGTGCGTCCGTGACAATCGTTGCTTTTATCAGCATAGATGCTACGTCAATCGGTTCTGGCGGTAACAGTTCATAGATTCCTTTTTCTTTATTCATGCCTCTTTTACCTCTCCAAAATATTCTTTGTATAACTCATAGTCATTTCTTCCAATCAGGTATTTAACCTTGTATTTTTGCTCTATTCGAAGATCGCTGTATGTGTAAATGGTTTTTGTGACCTGTATGCGATATTCGCCGACATCAGTGATTCCGCTTTCAGTCTCGATTTTTTCTTTGGCCGAAAACCAGTTTCCGTTCGGGGTTAAGAAGTAAACTCTTTGCGTTACTCTTCCGAGTGCGATATATTCTAAACTTGCTTCGTCCGTAAAAACCTTTTTCGCTGATTCTGTATCGTACAGCATTCCGTCTTCTAGAACAGCTTTCTTGTGATGATATTCGTACGCTTTGTCGTGTAGCAAAGGTTTTTCAAGTGGATGTGTCTCCAGTTTTCCAGAAAGCCCTTTTTTATTTTTAAAAATTTTTTCAAGCATCATCTTTTACCTACCTTTTCCGAAAATACTGTGTCAAGGCTTCACGGGTGATCTGTGACACGCTTTTGCCGGTTCGGTTCTTTTCGGCTATAAGCCTTTGCTCCAATTGGTACGGCAACCGGATACGAATGGATTCGCCTTGAATATTACTCTTTTTCATAAGCAGTATCCTTAACTTACTATTTCTACCGGATAGCCTAATTTTTCTTCAAGCTCAGCTACCGTTATTTTACGTGGCTTATTTAATTTGATTTTCACATCTTGCACCGCACCATCTTTGTTTTTGGCAATCCCGCGCCCAGTGTATATGTCAGCTTCTTCATTAGCGTATACACTGAGATGATTGTATCCATATGTACGGCACCACCTGGCAGCCAGATCAGAAATTTTCATTAGTTCTTCCAGCTCATTCCCGAATAAATGTGAGTACAATATAGCTCGATCATACATTTCCTGTGTTACTGCTGACAGCGCAATCACGCTTTTATACGGACTTCCGATAAAGCGGAAAAATCTGCATGATTCCATTACTTTTTCGCCTTTCGGAAGCGCAAAACCTTGAGAAATTGCCATCTTAAGAAGCTTCGCTGATTCAACATCGCTTTCTGTGATAACACACTTATTTGTAAAGTCTATCATTACTGTTCCCCTCCCAACATTTTATATAGTGTTCCTCTTGACACTCCCACAATTTCGGCAAACTGAACTTTGGTAATTTCCCCAGCCTGCCATCTTTGCTTTGTTTTCTCAAAGAGTTCTTTGTCTACCTCTTTTTTTGCTCGTCCTTTATATTTTCCCTGAGCTTTCGCAATCGCAATTCCTTCTTTCTGTCTCTGGCGAATATTTTCACGTTCTCTCTGAGCCACGTATGAAAGAAGCTGCAATACAATATCGGCAATCAGAGTTCCGGTTAAATCTTTATTTTGCGTAGTGTTAAGCAAAGGCATGTCCTGGACAACGATATCTGCTTCAATCTCTTTTGTAATTTTTCTCCACTCAGCTATAATTTCTTCGTAATTCCTTCCAAGTCGATCAATCGAGTGAATCACCAATACATCACCTTTTTGAAGGGAAGTGATCATCTTCTGATACTCTGGGCGGTTGAAATCCTTGCCGGACTTCTTGTCCATATAAATTTTATCGACGCCTGCTTTTCTCAATGCTTCTATCTGCCTTGCTTCATTCTGCTCCACTGTTGATACTCTCACATACCCTATTTTCATACATACACGCCTCCGTTTCTTTATAAGTCAATTATACACCTTGAAGTGTGTAATGCAAAGCAAAATATACACATTTAAGTGAAATTTTATTGCTTTTTATAACGTTTGCGTTTATCATGTAATTAGGAGGTGTTTATATGGTATCTAGCAAAATCAAACAAATCATGCGGATGAAGAAAGTTACCAACATCCAATTAGCAAAACATCTTGGAACGTCACCGCAAGCACTGGCAAATAAATTCTCAAGAGATTCGCTGTCTGCCGAAGAGATGATATCTATTTTAGTCTTTCTTGACTGCCAAATCGCTGTCGAAGCACTGCCGGACATCGTTGTTAAATTTAATAGCAACGATCTCAAAAGGGAACCGTAATGGTTCTCTTTTTTTATGCCCTGATCAGTCCCTGTCCTTGAAGTAACGGCCTGAATGTTTCTTTGCCTTTCACAGTGATGTACGTTTGAACATTGGAATATCCAAAAGGTGTAGAGAAGTCTTTCATCTGGAAAAGTCCTGACTTTCTATGCTGTTCATACGGCTTGATGATATTGTGCCGGTCTCGGTAGATATAACCGTTATCTGACAGCCATTTTGTAAATGCCTTGGGTGGCATGTGAAATTCTTTCGCAGCGTCCCGAAATGTTGTGAGCATCTATTGTCCACAAGAGAATCGAAGTACTCTGCTTTAGGCTTCTGCTCCTGCACTTTCTGTTCAAGCAACTGCTTTTCCTGCTGTTCTTCAATCCATCTTTTAGCTCGCTCTATCGGATCAGCTATCTGGTAAGAATCTTGTTTCTGACCGGCTTCATACTTTCCGGTTTTACGGATAGAAGGAAGGACTTCTGCTGTTACCCAGTGTTTAAATCTTTTTGCAGAATCGAGTTTGCTTGATAGTATAAGTGAAAACAAACCGCTCTCATTTATCACGATTGTTTCCTGTACTCCGCTGTTTGAAGGGAGGCTGCATTTCAGGGCGTCCTCTTTATCGACATGATTAGCAATGGCGTTTCGTTCTTTTACGTATCCTAATGCTTTTGCTACATCATTTCCGACAAACCAAGGATTTCCGTCTATCGTCACTGTTCTTACGTTTCCAAACTCTGGATTGCTAAAAATCATCATTTCATTCATTCTCATACCTGCCTTTCTTGGTATTGCCTTATTTTGTGTTGGCAGAGAAACCGTTAAGACTTACGGCTTGTCGTGTTCGAATCACTATCTCTGCCATGTGAAAAGGGCCTTTTTGTTGTTTTATTTGCTTTGGGGGCTTACCCGGCTCCTGGTAGCTTTCCCTCCAAGGGGGTCCCCGTCTCATCCGTACGCTATCCGGTCAGCCCGCCGCCCCATGGGACCCGCTGCACCGGATCACGCTGTTGTTGTTCGACCTTCGGTAGTAGTCAAAGGATACTGACGCCTCTTTTTGTTCGTCATATTGCACAAATTTTCTCATGCTGTTCATTGTGCATTTTAAGTACACCCTATTTATACATTATAGCAATCTATATATTGTGTTTTCTTCTTGTTATGCACAATATGTTGTGTTTCCTTTCGCTTCTGTGCTTACAGTTTCGGCCGCTCCATCTCCGGTAGTTCTAGCGCGTCCTTGTACTTGTCCGCGATCTGCTGTGCTGACTGTTGCGGAATGCCTTGCACATGATCCGTCTGGACTGGTGCCGTCTCTGCCATGCCGTATGCAGCTTTCGCGACAAAGATTAGATTTGCATTTGTTCCGGGCTGGTTATGCAATCTATTAAGCGTACAGTTTTTGCAAATATCGAACCATTTTTTCACCGTGTTGCTATGCGCTGTGGCGGTTCTATAGTCCCCGCGCATCCAATCGCTAAACGTTGAGCGGTTAATCCCTACCAGAAAACTAAATACTTCCAGAGTCGGTAAAACATGATATTTACTGCACAACCTTACAAACACGCTAAACATATGATCCAATAATTCTATATCATCGTTACTAGGTTTCTGTATGTGATCAGCAATATAAAATATCATATCAACAAAACTGTCAGCTACTTCTTTTCTGTAATTCTCACTATCAGGTGATACACATAACACTGTATTGATATATTCATCAGCATATATATTAATATTGCTCAAATATACTTCTGTTTCCTTTTCTGTTTTGATAGTATTATCTTTCACTGTATCACCTCACTTCACAACGTTAATCTGTTAATTCAACAAAAAAAAGAACGATAGTAAACCGGTCAGCAATCGAAGAACACGCCCAGCAGCTACGATCAGCGCCGGAAGTTCCGTGAATGCTTTTTCAGTTTATAATCGTCCTTTGTTTAAAAATCGTAAATGTATTTGCTTATCTGCCATTTACAATAGCACATATAAACCATTAATGCAAGCATAAATTTATTTTTATTGCTAAAAGTATAATAAAAGACCTATTGATAAAATAATCCGTTATAACTCAATATACAACGTTATAGAGCTATATATATTATAATATAATGCATCTACGTATATATTAATCAACTCAGAATCTAGGAGGGGCTTAAAAGATTTTATAATACAGCACTGTATAGAGTTAATTAATAGGGGATTATATATATAATATAATTATAGGGGCGTTTTGGCACAGAAAAAAACCAGGCTTCCAGCGTCTGATCCGGTTACCTGGCTGAATGATTTTTATTATTTTTCGATTAGCTCGCCCCTCCTGAGTTCCTCGTTAGTGACACGATAGCACATTTTATAAAAACCTGTCAAGCCAAAAGTAAAAAAATATTTTTCTTGACAAAGCAAACATTTGTGTGCTATGAATAATTTAACAGGCTTTGGCGGCGGGTCTGTTCTCCCCTCGTTAGCCGCCACAAAAAAAAAAGAGTTTAAGCCCCAGGAGATTATCCAAGGGCTTTTTTGTTAAAATTCAGTCATCGCATATTTTACATAATTTCCATTTTTCTCTTGCTTTTTAGTTAATAGTATATTATACTCTTATTAGTCGCTGTAAATGGATGCTTTTACAGCGGAGTCGGTAGCGATACCGCCGGCTCACGGATTGAAATAATAGTTTTGGTTATAACTAAAAGAAATTAGGCTAGGCTTTCGGGTCTGGCCTTTTTTCATGCCCTCTTTCCGTCCTCGTAACATTTGTAGAAAGCGTCCACAAGCTCCCCGAGTTCTTCCGGCGTGAGCTTTTTTATTAATTTCTCCGGAACCCTTGCATAATTCCGGGCAAATGTTTCTGTTAAAGTTCCGCATTTAGCGGATTTTTTTACGAGCTGATGTTTTTCTATATCAGCTCTCTCTTCTTCAGTGAAATTTTCCTCGTCTTCATTGACTTTGAAAAATTCACCATTTTCTAGTTCAATCGAGAACTCATCTTCTAACAAATCCTCAAATTCCGGTACCAGTTCGCAGTACCTTGCCAGAAATTCTCCCGGCTCACATGGTGCAAGTTCGCTGGCTACTTGTTCTCTGATGTCATCGTCCATGTATGCTGCGACGATATTCAAATCTGCTTCTGCCAATTTTCTCATTCTTCTTTCCTCCTTTTATTTCCAAGTTTCAAATTCGATCTCGTTGTTGTTGGGATCAAAAAATCTATAAGCTTCTTTTGCGTAACGTTCCGCAACCGGGACGCCATCGCAATACGTAAATCCGTCCGCAAGATATATGTATTTGCCATCTTGTGCAACGAGTTTATGCGCTGGTGTGAATGTTACCATTTCATCCGGTACCACTTTGCCGGTCACCCGGTTTATGTGGGTGGCTGCACTTTCAATTTTATAAATCTTCATTTTCCCCTCCTGTCCGCCCCCTGCATGGAGATTTTTCAGGGGCTTTATTTATTATTAAATCATAATATAAGTTTCGCCTTCGCCATCGTAATTGTCCGCGGCTTCTTCTGCTTCTTCCAGACTGGAACAAATCGCGATTGTTTCATAACTCGGAATCTCGACAACTTCAATTTCCATTGGAGTTGTTTCTAACGTGTCTATAAAGTCCGTCTGCACGAGCTTTTTTTCATCCTCGTCATACTCAAACTCGTTTTCCTCGATTACATATTCCGTAACCTCATAAAACGTCATCCCAGATTTAAACTTGCTAATAGCTGTCTTATGCTTTGCAAGTTCTTTTTTCGCTTCTGCCAAACTGGCAAAAGTTTTTATGTATTCAGGGGAAGGATCTAACGCTGTGCATCCTTCTTCAATATTCCTTCTGTTTTTGTAGTTAAATTTCGCTGTTCTTTTTACCAAATCATATTTTCGCATTTTTCCCTCCTGATCCGCCCCGCCTGGGGGGCTATTTGATGTGTTTTAACTCATGCTTTGTTTTAAAAAGAATTCTAATTCTTCTTTGTAATATTCTTTATAATATTCCAAGTCTGTTCTCGTTTTGTATTTTTCTTTCACTTCAAAGAACTCGTTAAATAAAGAATTCGCTTGCTTTATATTTCCTAATTCGTATGATTCTGCTTTGCGATTTACTTTATTGTATCCTTTTTCTGGATTCGTAGAATCAAACATTTTAATCGCCATATATTCAAAATACCTTAAATTATGGTCCTTTAAATACTTTGGCAATAGCTCAACCCGGGTTAAAGGATACGCAATAAATGAATTACCACTATCAAAATCTTTTTGAAAAGTACTTGACGAATGTTTCCCTTTTTTTAGACTATATAAATGTGTTTTCAATCTTTTGCGTATATTTCTGGTTGAGCCAATATATACTTTTTGATTGTCCATATTTACAATTATATAGACACCCGGGAAATCAGAATTTTCATTAATCCTAAATTGCTCTGTTTCCACTGTAACCACTTCCTTTCTATGGTTACAGTATATACCATTAGTGCTTAATTGTCAATAGTAATTTGTGCTTAATTTACATTTTTTTCATTCTATCCATTTTATCAAGTTCTGCAAGAATTAATTCCCTCGCGAACGCGTTTGTTTTTAATCCATATGCGTTTATTCTGTCAAGCGTTCCCTGTGGTAAGATCACATTTATTCTGTCCTTATTTTTCATACATTTCTTTACTGCTTCTCGATTCTTTATTGCTTTTTCTTCTGCTGTTAATTCTGCCATGTTTATTCCTCCTTTATTTTTCTTCATTATAATATGCGTGTGCTTAATTGTCAATAATTTTAGTGCTTAATCATAATGTACAATTTGCCATAAATAATTAGTGCTTAATTTGTGCATTTTGTCAATTGATATTAGTGCTTAATTATAGTATTATATAACCATCAAAGGAAAACAAAAAAACATTCACCCCCGGACGCTGATCCGGGAGAAAGAGAGGGAATAAAATGAAAGACACTATTCTTAAAGCTTTGTCAAGTATCAACTGCTTCTATTCAATTATCTGGATGAAAGCGACAGGCAAAGATAAATACACATTCAGAGAGGAAAGCAAAGTCCACGAAATGTTATTAGCTGCTATGTCAGTAGTCATAAGGAGGAAAACAGTATGATAATTGGAACATCAACAGTCGGAAAATGTGTTTACGATATCCCCGAAGAGATCAAGACGCTGGAAGAAATGCAGGCCTTGATTTACGGGACGTATTACAACCCGGAGACCCGGGAGGAACTGCAATGGCAGCCAAAGCTTTGGGGGCTTAACGGCCCCATGTTCAACGGATTTCAAATTTTAGAATCCGGTGAAATAGTTCCGGTTATCCGGTACGAAAAACCGAGCAAGTTCTAACCTTTCCGGCGGCGGTCAAGCCGTAGCCCCAACGCAACCGCCGGATTAAAAAAAGAAGAAAAGGAGAAAAAGTTATGACTTATGGCATGATATTAACACCAGAACAGGAACAGAGAAGGAAAGACAGTAAACAGGCGATTGAAAGCCTGAAATATAACCCGATGTGCTACAACTGTAAAAAGCTGTGCGCAGGATGTAACGGAACCGTTGAAAAAGTATGGAACGGCTGCATCTGGTACAAGAAAGCTGATTTTCCGAGCGTTTACGCCCTGGCCGCATATGCCCCGGAACTGATTAAAAATGAAGATTGGTTCTCGTTTGACGAGTTCCTGGACGATCTCAGAAGCGACCGCGCCGAAGTCGTTAAGCACTTGAAATGGCGCGCAGCTGGTCATCATTTTTTAAACGAAGTGCTGACCGATAAATATATCACAGCTTGTGAAAAGATTTTAAATATTTTAAAAACCGCATAGTTAGACCGGCAAGCGTACCGGGGAGCATTTCCCCGGCGGCCCTTTAATACCAGTCGAAAAACTGGTATACTAAAACAAATTAAAAAATGGAGGAAAAAAGCATGAGAAAAGAGGAATTGTTATTAAAAAAATCAGAAGCGGTAAAAAATATTCAGTGGTACGTGAAAAACGTACTTACCGACGAGGATTTGAAAGCGTTTTCAATCCCGCAGCTTAAAAAAATGATAGAGCTGATGGACCGCGCGGAGAATTTCCGCGAAAGCTGTGAGCCTTTTTGCACACTATCAGCAACCGAGGTTGTGCAGAAAAGCACCGGGAAAATTGCACTTTTCGCAAATTCCGGAGAAGTTCGCGAAGAAACCGCCGAAGAGTATTTGAACGGCAGGAGTGAATGGGACGGCGGCGCAAGAATGTACCGAGAGATTATAGAAAACAGTGAAAAGGCGTGACAGATGTCACGCCTTCCCGTTTTTTGCATTTTAGCAAATATATAACAATATTTTTCAACTCAACGTTCCGCCATTGATCGGAACGACTTCCAACGGAATCGTGGCCCGTTGAAAAGTAACACATGTGTTATTGATTAATAATATAGCACGATTACAGGAAAAAGTCAATAAAAAAAGACCATTACAAAAAATATAATAGCCTTTTTTCATATCCTTATAAACATGCTTTTCAACTCAACACCACACCGTAGACTGTGGCGACTCTCAACGGAATCATGGTACGTTAAGAACCAGCAACTGTTGCTAGCTGATACAATCATAATACATCATGCAGCTGGAAAAGTCAAGTTAAATTGATGGACCGATAAAAAAGCGATCTAACAACGCACGTTAGACCGCTCCAGAAAATGCATTCGAAAAATTCGAATAGCATCCAGCTATCACAATATATCATTTTTTTCTCAAATAGTCAATACTTTTTTCTGCTCTTCCGGTATCCAGTCCGGCGCCAGGTTCACGGCCTGGGGAGCGGATTAGGCTTGTGAAATCTATCTACAAGCCGTGTACCTTGACAACTTAACTTTTGTTTGCCCGGAAATACGGTTGTTGATTTGCTTTTTTCGCCGTTTTTCGTCTCTTTGACGTTCATTGATATTTTTATCATTGCCTGATTTTCAAGCCGTTTTTGCACGTTTTTATCAATCAATACTCACGGTTGACGGAATCCCGGTATGGTGATATTATGATTATATATAGCCGTTTCCGGCTCTTTTTGTCGTGCTTGCTCTGTGCAGCTGGCACCGATCCGGGACGCAGCGTCCGAACGGTGGTGAAAGTATGTTCCGTTTTGGAACCGCTGTACAACCGCCCTATTCGGCTTTTTAACGGCCGTTTATATTCCGTCCGAAGAACTATAGCCTTATCGGTTTTGCGGGCGTTGTGGGTGTATTTAGGACGTCAGTTATTGGCACTTGGAAAATCCCCGGCACTGGTCCGCAGGTGGTCCGTAGCCTTTTACAGAATTGGTCATACTGGTTGTGAAACGAACAATATTTCTGGCGGTTCTTGAATATTTGCAATATTCAGACACAGAAAAAGGCCGAAAAACGGTCAAAAAAAGAGCTGCTGGAAAATAATCTTTATTTCTGGATTTCCATTTTGTTTATCTTGCATATATTAATCCATAGCATCTTTCGAGGGGCTATGAAAAATCACGAATCAATTTAATTTATTTAATCCCTCGGATTTTCTCCTAGCCGTATTCTTCGTTTTGTATGTGGTCCGTTGTTTCCGAACTTTTACTTTTCGCTCTGTCTTATCTTTCTTCCTACGTACTTTGTTGTGTGATGATCGTTCAGTTGAGAATCCCATATTTTCCCTCCCTGTCCTTAATCTTTTGATTTCTGCTCTTGAAGCTGATAATTTCTATATCTGTTTGCAGTTCCTGCGGCATCCGTCCGACGATAATTACTCTCAGTGGTTCCAATCTCTGAACCATCTCTTGAAATCCCTTGCAAAATTCCAGTCGTGATGCTTTCGAATTCACTCGCCCATTGGTGCAGCAGGCAACCGTGCTTCTTTTTGGTATTCCGTCAAAAATCCAATCATAGCAGTATTCCGGCGGTATGTTCACGTTTGGTATCACACGGATTCCGTTCATATGCAGATAATGTGCTATCGCATGATTACGGTACTTCTGCCAGATATTCATAGCAAATGGCATACCACCTTCTCCGACTGCCATGCTGAAATCCGGTGCGATCACACTGTTAAAACACTTCAGATGCTCAATGTATTTGTCCGGGCAATTCCAGATTTTTTCAAATTCGTTGTCATGGATATAAAAATTAACGGTCAAGTCCCGGTGGTTCTTTATCCGCCGGTCGAAGCTGTCCTTGAAGTCGACAGTATCCGCTCCAGGTCTGCCAGTATACCGTGGCATCATGGGGAACTGGTATGGTCCGTCCAGCTCTGCTCCCTCGATCATATATTCTCTCATTACGTCATATGCGGTATGATTCATAAAAAACACTCCCTAAAAACACAAAAAGACATCTTGTTCCGGGAATTGGAACCGATGTCGTCATTAGTATGTTTTCATACTACCAGATATTTAGTTAAATGTCAAAAAATTACATCTCTGCTCTTCCGTTCATCTTTTGTATATTATTTAGATTGCAAATGCGTAAGTGTAGTTAAATTCCTTTTCGCATCCATCCACATAGTTGATTTTCCTGTAAAATACGGCGTGTCGTTCTGAGAACTTATTTAAAAAAAAGTATTCAGAACAGCCCTTTTTATCCCGCTCGATTATTGACTTTTTTTTTACATCTCCGGTCTTTAAAAAGAACAAAATTTCGCACTCCTGCGGGCGTTTTGGATTTATTACTATTTTGTCCAAAAATTCTCCCAGAACCGTTTTGGTAATATCTTCTGGGCCAACTCCTTGCAAATCATTTAATATCTTTCCGATTTTTTTTAATTTCAAATGGGAATCTTTATTGGCTTCTTCTTTCGATTCCAGTTCGGAAAGTTTATTGCTTATGTCTTGGATTTCATTCTTGAATTTTTCATTTTTTTCAAGATATTCAGAGTTTGTTATGATTCCATCCAGATTAAGATCGAGAAGTTTGTCTTTCTTTTTCTCCAACTGAAGAACCATGTTTTTAAGTCGGCTTATCTCAGCTCCATCGTTGCTGAAGTCTATGTTCCTTTCAGCCAAACTTATATATTTTTCAATAGCTATTTGGATATCCCCGGATTTATTGATAAGGTCTGCAAGCATTGCCCTTAATTCTTTCTCACGTATACCAAAAGAGTTGCAGCTTTGCGCTCCGTTTTTTATGCGATAGCTGCATACCCATCTTGCATCTTCACGCCCTCTTATAGTGTGCTGCTTCATCCAGTACGGCGCTCCATCGTTACCGCAAAAGATATACCCGGTAAACAAATTGTTTTGTTTGAAAGACGTTCTGTGGGATTTGATTGCATCGCTCCGTGTTTGCATAATAACGTTTGCTTTATCCCATACAGATTCATCTACAATCTGTGGAACATGGTTACCGTCATCTTTGTACATTGTCCATTCGTCCTCTGGCAAAAACTCTTGCTTTTTTGTGAACATATCGACAACTTTTACTTTACCGCAATAATAACCTTTATATTTCGGATTCTTGATTATCTTTTTGATATTATCTCGGCTGAGTTTTCCGCCTTTGTAATTTCGATATCCTTTTTTGTACAGGTATTTCTCAATAGTGGATGTAGACCATTCTCCTGTAGAATATTTTTCAAATATCTCTTTTACCATTGGAGCTGTTTTGGGATCAATCGTAAGTTTTCCGTCTTTTTTGATGTATCCGTATATTCGAGCGCCGAGGACTACACCATTTTTTATCGACTGTGCATGTCCGAATTTTATTCGATTGGAGAGTTTTCTTGATTCATCTTGGGCAATTCCGGACATTATGGTAAGTCTTAATTCACTATCTTCGTCAATTGTGTTGATGTTGTCGTTTTGAAACCATACGCATACGCCATACATTAGTAATTCCCTGGTGTATCTTATACTGTCTAACGTGTTCCTCGCAAATCTGGTAATTTCTTTCGTTACAATCATATCAATCTTCCCAGTTTTGGCATCTGCCATCATTCGTTGAAATTCGTCCCTTTTCTCAGTTCGTATTCCCGATATTCCGTTGTCAATGTACGCGCCAACAAATACCCAGTTTTTATTTTTGGCAATGAAGTTTCTGTAATATTCGTCCTGGTGATGTATAGAAACTTGTTGGTCTTCTGATTCTGTGCTTACTCTTGCGTAAAAAGCCACTTTTAATTTTAAATCAAAAATGCTGCAAGTTTTCAGTATTTCTCTAGTTCGATAAACGTTCATGCCCCGTTCTCCCTTCTGTTTGGAAGAGCAGAGATAAGATTATTATAACTTCTATCTCATCTCCGCTCAATAGTTTTGAATTAATTCCCAGAAAGAATCTCAATATCAATTTTTTCTTTCATTTCTTTGCTGATTAGTCCCTGAAGGTATATGTGTTCGTTCAACGCCAGTAATAACGCTTTGTTCATGTCACACTCCTTTCTTTGACAAAAAGCTTCAAAATCCTTTTAAAATATTTTAGGTATATATTTCTATGCAAACTTATACAAAATGGATTCTAGCGTCTTTTAGTCAATCAATTACTTTGTTTTACAGCAAATCAAATATATCCATTTGTCCTTTGATTTCATCTTCCTTTTCATCTGTGAAAAATTTGCAAGCAATGTAGTTTGGTTTCCAATCCACATCTCCATTGTAGTTCAGGCACCTCGGATGTTTTCCAGACCGGTACCGCAGACATTCCTCACATCGGTGATACGGATTTGTTCCGCCGGAATCTTTGTACATTGCGCTTATCTTAATCATATGGGTCACCCTCTTCAAATACGCTGAATTTTCTCAAAAGTTCCACGTCGTCTTTATCTAATTGTATTTTGCATTGTTCATTAAGCCTGCGTGCCAATTGACCAATAGTCGGATTTCCTTTGTTAGCCTGGTGAATATATTCATTTCCTTTTCTGACAACTGTCATTATTTCTTCTGGACCAAATTCATATGTATCGTGTAATGCCAAAAGAAAAGTTATGCTGTTCTCGATGTTAGCCCAGTTTTGACCATCTTCAAAACCTTTTTCACATCCGTCTTTATAACTTTTCTCACGTTCTTCCGCCCTTGCATTTTCCACAACTCCGTTCAATGCGCTCACGGTTTTACTGATCCCGTCTTCCTTGCCTTTCTGGTATGCTTTTTCAATCTCTTCATTTCTAGCTGCCAGAACTTTTTCTCTGGACTCATCAAACATCCGCTGCATTCTTTCAATCTTTGCAGCTGAATAAGGCATAGTTACCGGTTTCCCTGTGAATTTTCTTTTTAACACCGCACTGTTCATTTTCCACCTCCCATGATACCTGCTATCATTTGCTGCTTCATCGTTTCCGCTATGTGCTCCCGGACAGATTCTTCTGGAAACGGGATCTCAAGCGACCGCTCCAGAATCCGGTTGGTGATACGCTCATCATAATTTAGTCGAGAAATACAGTAATTACTTGTGAAAATCGTTATTTTTCGGCTTGTATAGCGTCCGTCGATAATTTCATAATATTTTTCATTTACCCAGTCCTTTTCGGTTTCTGTGCCGAAATCATCAATGATTAGAATATCTGCTCTGGCAAGTTCATCAATCAACTGTTCTTCCGTTTTATCCGGACTGTATCTTTTTCCCCATGTGGACTTGATCTCGTCAAGGATTTTCATAGACGTTGAAAATTTTACCTGTTTCTGATGCTTTTCAATCAGTTCATTCGCCAGGCTGCATACCATTCGGGTTTTTCCGGAACCTTTTGTGCTAGAGTAAAAATATAGTCCAATTCCCTGCTTTTGCATATCGCCGATATTTTCTATCCAGTAGTGAACAGCTTTCGCAGCCTGCCTTATTGTTTCCTGGCTCTCCGGCAGCTGATATACTGCCGATCTGAAATTATTAAACATTGCGCCCTTGTAGATATCTGGAATTTCTGCGAACTTAAGCTGATTTCTATGAATCATTTTTTGGCGGATACCGCAGGAGCACTCCTGACAGTACGGAACTCCGTATTGATCACGGCTCCATACCCATCCGGAATCATCACATAAACGGCAATGTGTCTGATCCTCCATCATCACCGAGTGTTCCGAACGGGATAAGTGGTTCGACTTTTCTCTGAGTTTTTGCACCAGATCCATGTTTCCTGTCCCCATTGTAGTTGCCCTCCAAAACCTTTAAGAAATTATTTGGTTTTACAAACCAGTCAAAAGTAATCATCCATCCATTTTTGTTTTCGCCTCTCAGAAAATCGCTGTGGCGAATGTTGTCCATAGCCTTTAAGAGATCGTTCATGCCATACTCTCTTATTCGTCCTTTGAGCATCTGGCATCTTTTTGATGCTGGTTTGATATCCCTGATAGGAGCAATGCCAACATCCTGTAATTTGTTCCATTCCTCAATAACACGTCGGACATCTGTCTGACGAATAGTATCTTTAGATACTATTAAATTATTATCTTTTTCTTTATCTCTATCTAATTCTATATCTAAACCTTTATCTATATCTGAGAGCGTCTTTATTGCGTCTTTGCTGCGTCTTTGTTGCGTCTGACGTCCTGATCGTTCTATTAGCCGAGTATCATCAATCGGATTTCCGCCCGTCAAAGAGTAACTACCATTGTCCTTTAAAAGCAGCATTTTCTTTTCGTCAGTATATGATGTTTCAGCATACCGATCTCTTGACAAAGTATTGTGCATTCTCCAATGCTTAATTACAATCACGCCGTCCTCAAATGTAAGGACAAACCTTTTTGCGATTAATAATCGCAGGTCATCTTCACTTGCTCCTGTAATTTTCATTATCCTTTTTGGATTTCCAATGAATCCATCATCGTCAGCCCTCATGTTTAGATGAAAATAAAGACATTGTGTTGATAACGGCATATCCAAAAATGCGTCACTGTCAACAATTTTCATTGTGAACATTCTTTTATTTGCCAATTCTAAAATTCCTTTCCCCAATTCCTGGTTTTTCAAAAGTGTTTATTTTAAGTGAATTACTCATGACTGAAGCCACGAGAATGCGCGAATCCTATTTTTCAACTTCAATTCCATTGATTTTCAGTTCTCCATTTACCGGAAGTACAAGAGATGGAACGCCGTTTATTTCTTTCAGTTCAATCAGAGCAATTTTATCTGGCTGGATGCAGATTGTTGCATCTGGTGTTACAATTTTTGCAGTTTTTGAATTATGAATATTGTCAAGAGCAACAGGCTCATTGCTGAAATACATTTCCCAGTTTTCTTTGAAATCAGACAACTTCTCGTCTGGAACTCCGCAATATCCAAAAATCTGTTCCATTTCATCACATGACACGGTTACCATCTCCGGGCTGTCTTTCTTCTGTTCTCTTACTTCCTGCAAAGATTCAACCAGACTTTCCGCGAAATTGAATGTTGTATTTCCTTCGAAATTGTCCATGATAAAATCTGAAAAGACATTGATCTCGTTGCCGGGTATACGGGGAATTGGTGCGCCAAGAACGTTTTCAATGAAGTCGGGATGAATATTCTTTATGTTTTTGTTGAAATACAAGGTTCCATGAATATCAGTGCTTCTGTCATTGAATACAGGGAATAAGAATCCTGTTTCTGGTCTTGAGACTACCCAATCACGAATTCTGTCTTTGATGTTATTTTCAGCCACATCATAGCTAAGCCCAGCCTTTGAAAGATTTACCGGACAAATGCTGCACAAAATGTGTTCATAAATTTCTTCTGATGCATCGTGCATTTCGGTTCCATCAGAAGCTTTTCCTGGAACGTCATATACTGCATGAATGAGAACTATGTAGTAATTTTCGTGATAATCGTAATTTTCAATCACTTTGTCGTAGAACTCGTCCAAAAGCTCATCATTTTTAAGCTTACTTGCTCTGATCCGCATAAGAAATTCCTGTGTTCCACCCTCTTTTTCCTGTGATAATGGAAAATCAAGGTTCATAAGGTTTTTTCCAAGTCTGCCAGACATGGTTTTCTTGAAAATGTCAAAATACTTAAACATTTCTTCCTTTGGAAGAGACAGGAATGCTTCTTTAATTTTGGTTTTCTTGTTCTTTTCTGCGTCCACATAACAGCCACAAATGCGTGTGATTGTGCAATTGGCTGGAGTAAACTGTTTCTTAATTTCTGCGATTTCTTTCTTATTCATTCTTCATCTCCTCCAACTTCTTCTCTATCGGATTAATAATCTCTTTCAATACCTGCTGCTCATAATTTTCTTTCCAGAAATTTTCTCTTTTCCAAAATTGGATTTTCATAACCTCATTTATTAAATTAATACACGCTATTGCTTCTAGCATTCCCCAGCATCCATCACAGGCTCTTTCGTTGCACCAGTTTACAAATTCTTTAAATTTCATTCTTGAGTTTCTCCAACTTCTTCTCGGCTTCTTCACGGGTGAGAAATACTATTCTTCCAATATCTTCTAAACGGTAGCAACTTTCTCCCATATCTTCTTTGCCTATTGCGTCAAACCTTACAGCACGTTCATTTTTGTAACAGAGAAAATGAATTTCTGAAACAGTCATCGGAATAATCGGTTGCTTGGCTCCGGCATTCACTCTATAAACCGTATCTCCAACCTTACACGGCAATCTTACAAGCAAGCCCTGTTCTTCTAAGTCTTTGTATTTCTTCAACTCTTTCTGCATTATCACTAATTTAGCAAGTTCCAATCCAGTAAACGCACCGTTTTCTTTGAGTTCCTTTAATTCTTTTGGAGTGCCAATATCTTTATATGATTTTAGCTCTTCTAGCCATTCCGCATACTGTTCTTCCTGATTCGCATATTGGATGCAAGTATTTTTATATACTTCATCAGCATTTTCATCTGACGTTTCAAGTTTTGTGTTTTCACTATTCCATCTATGACGTTCTGCTAATTTTCTTGAACGATTGATGGCATTTTCAAGTGTTAATCTCTCCATCTACTTCACCTCTTCCATCTGTCTTTCTACAGTATCTGCAAGTAGCTTCAAGGAATTAATAAATGAGTTTGTCAATGCTGTTCTGTCTGGGTTTTTAGCAAATGTTCTGACAAGGATTACTGCGTCCTTGATTTTTTCTTCATCTTCGACAATTTCAGATGCTTCATACAATGTCTTTTCATTGTCTCTGTAAGTAACAACCTTGCTGCTATAAAAGTTCAATACGTTTGGAAATGGAATTTCGATAGGGTTTAAATGGTTTTCTCTCACCCATGTGAACCCCTGAAACTTTGCTATTTTCAGAACACTCAAATATTCTTCCTGTGTCTTTACGAACACGCTTTTCCCTGTTAAATCAATCATTTATTTCACCTCTTCTTTCTCAATCCATCTCCACCAGAGAACTATATACACCGTTTTTCTGAAAAGTAAACCACATCTCTCTTTATAGATTGAATCAAAATTCTCTCGCCCAATCTCCATTACCCTTTTCCGTGCCTGATCTAATGTTTTACACGGCTCTTGACACAAAAACCACATGATTACTTCGCCTTTCCTGTGATCTCATCAATACATTTATTCCATCCGATTTTATAGCTCGGCGGTTTACCTTTTGCTTTGAAATACTCGCCGTTATAAATCCCAGTTACTTTCATTTTCTCCGGCAATGGCTTCAGTGGACACCAATCAGGAATCACTTCTGCTTCTTTATCGAGCACGCATTTTCCTGTAACCGGGCAAAAGATACATGTTTCCAAACTATTGCTGCGATCTCGACCAATTATACAAGATATGCATCCTTTTTCTGGTGTATCAATCACTAATACTGATTTACTCATCTTTTCTTACCTCTTTTCTGCAAAAATGCTCCGTACTGTGCCGGACTGATAATATCTTCCTTTTCTCTTGCAGCCTGACAATATCCAAGCCTTCCGTTCTTTTTATTTTCTTCTTTTGTAAACATGGTTGAAATGTCCTTGCCTTTACTCATCTGATTCCTCCTGTAACAAATCTGGATTATCAAAAATATTCCCTCTGACCTCTACTTTATTGTGCCAATATCCTAATTCGTGTCTCAGATAAGTTTCATCTGGAAAATCAACGTAAAATCCTTGATTGCATTCTTCGATTGCAAATCCCGTAGTGTACAACCCAAATTTGACTGGTGCATAAATATCCGAAACAGTCTTCACAATATCATTTTCCCAAATCTTCTTCCCGTTCTTGTCTTTCAAGCCTGTACATTGGCAGATTGTGGATTCATCATTTATATATGCCATTACATTTTCATTTATATCTCTTATATAAAGTCCGTCTGGCTCTTTTACGATATTTCCTATATGCCATTCCTTAAAATGTTTCGCCTTAAATAAATATCTGCCGCTCATTCAACTCCACCGCCTTTCACGATTTCAAGTGCTTCATTCAGACATTGGGCTGTATACCAATCGTCACCTGATTCTGAACATTTATCTTCGATTAATATTTCCAACTGTTTAACAACTTCATCCACATCAAAAACTGTCAGCTGCCTGTTGACACAATCAATAAACTCTTTCTGGTCAGAGCTAATACTTGTGCCAATTTCAAAAGCTTTAATGTATTCAATTAATTCATCAGCATCAATTAATCTGCTCATTTAATTCCACCACCTTTTATAATTTCATCAATTGTTGTATCTCCTTCTATACAATATTTTTCAAATAAATAATTCTCTAATTGCTCCACAACCTTGTCCACATCAAAAGCTGTCGGCTGATTGTCAATCTTTTCAAGAATCTCCAAATCATCAGAATATGCACAATGTATCACATGTTTCAATTCGTCCGCATCTATTAACCTGCTCATTTAATCACAACCCTCTTTCTCATCAAAAGCCAAATCAACTCTGATCACATCCGTTTCTATTGCCGAAAGACAGCTTATTTCTAAGTCATAAAATGGTTTCAGCAGCTTTGAACCGGCATTGAATGTATCGTAATCACCCCATCTTCTTCCTGGGTGACATATCTGGATTTTATCTTCACTTTCAGGATCGCCGCCAATTGCTGCTATTAAATCAATTAATTTCATTTATTCATCCTCCCACACTCCCAATAATCGCATTCTCTCATACAGTACAGCGACGGTCTTGCGTCTGTATCCGTAGAAGTCCTTCGGATTCATCGGGATATATCTTTCTTTGCTGATTTTCCTGTAGCTTTTCCGGTGTAGGATATTCTCAATAACCATATCCGCTATCACCGTGTTTTTCGGGCAAGCTGACAAGGCAGCACTGGAAAGCAGGTATCCGTACTCTGCCGGGAAGTCTTTCAGCATC